CCCATACATACTTAAGAAAGTGAATTTCTATTCAGCAGATAGTTCAACCTGGACCTACTCATTCAGGTTGGGACTCCTACCTTTATTTAGAAAAGGTGGTATAGAAAATATTAGTAAGAAAGATTTCATGGAAAAGTATGGAATATCTGATATGAATCATAAGGTCATGGGCAGATTTTCTCTTACTCAATGGAAACTTTATCAAGATTATATAGAACAATATTGGAGGGATAAGAATGGAGTTTAAAATGATGAACCCAAAGGATTTAGTTCAGAATAACTATAATCCCAATGAAATGGTGGATAGCATATACAACCATCTAAAACAAGAAATCCAAAGAGTTGGATTTATAGACCCAGTTTCAGTAAGGAAAACAAAGGATGGAAGATTGGAAATAATAGATGGAGAACATAGATGGAGAGCAGCATTGGAATTAGGAATGAAGGAAATACCAGTAATAATATTGGATATGGATGAATCAGAAGCAAGAATACAAACAATAAACCTAAACCTAATAAAAGGAGAATTCAATCCAATCAAATATGCCAAACTACTTACAGATTTGGAAATAAAATATCAGGAGGATGACTTACTCAAATACCTAAACATGAGCAAAACAGAATTAGAATCCTATAAACTATTACTAAACCTATCAGAAAATATAGATGAAGAGGATGTAAGAGGAATGAAACCAGTAAATAAGTATGAATTAACCTTTACATTCAAAACAAAAGAAGAAATGGATACAGTAAATGATGCATTAAAATTAGTAGAAGGAAAGGATAGGAATACAAAATTAGTAAGGATATGTGAGGATTACTTAAACCAACATGGAGATAAAGTCCAATATATCCCATCAGTCCATGAATCTGATACAGAAGATACTGAATAGGCATAGATTTTTATATTTTTTCTAATATGTTTAATATATTTAATTAAACCAATTAGTGATTTTATGCCACCAATTTATATTGGAGAAGAAAAAGTAATAGAAGACCCTTGGACTACACTTTCAATCAAGAAATCCACTAAACAAAGATTAATTGATGCAGCGGAGGAATTAGCAGCATTTCAGGATTCCTACGACGTAATTCTCAATAAGTTGATGGATATATATGATGAAGCAAAAAAGCCCAAGCAAGAACAGAAATAACAAGAAAGTGAGAAAATGGCAGATATCCCTGAAAAGACAGTTAAGTATAAAAACAAGCATGATGAAGTAGCAGCAAGAAGGAGTGCCATACTCTACTATCAATCCATGGGTCTCAATTATACAGAGATAGCAAAAATCCTCAACATAGGATACAGCACTCTTAGAAAAGATATAATGGCAATCAGGCAAGGGACAGAATTAAGATACAAAGACCCAGTAGGAGTAGTATATTCACATATAGAGAATAAAAGACAGAGAATAAAAGAACTAAACAAACTGCTAATCCCAAGAAAATACACAATCTCTATTCATGCCAGAAATCCAGATGGAACGTTGAAATATGATGAAAAAGGAAACCCAGTAATGGAATTAAAGGAAGTAAATGAAAAACCGCCTTCAAAAGAATTGATTGTAAGAATAATAAGGGAGATAGAGGAATTGGAGAGAGGAATAGAAGATTACGAACAATCAGTAGGATTAATACCAAAAGTCAATTCCTCCGGTAATACTGAAATAAATATAAACAATATCCAAAAGACAGAAGTGAATCCCTTGGACGAGATGATTTCAAATGTTATCGAAAGAAAGTTGGGTGAAAAAGTTAGAGGAACTAGGAATATCAAAGACGGAAGTGATGATTGACCTACGGGATGAGTTCCTTAAACTATACCACAACTACACTTTCTATGAGTATCAAAAGGGACCATCTGACAAAATCCTAGATAGTGTAATAAATAACAAAGGAGAAGAGATATTTATAATGTGTAGCCGTCAGGTAGGAAAAACAGACCTAGTAGCAAAAACCTCCTATATCCTTGCTCTAACCTACTTCAAACTTACAGGGAGACCCATAAGAATAGGAGTATTCTCTCCATCTTATCATCAATCAGAAATAATGTTTACTCGTATAAGAGACCTTTTTGATTCAAATCTACTTACTCGTTTTGGATACTTAGTAGAGATAAATAATGGGAATACTATAAAACTCTCAACTTTTCACAATAATAGGAAATATATAATTGCAACAATCCATTCCCGAACCGCCGCCCCAGATACTAATATCAAAGGTTACACGTTTGATGTTATCCTTCTTGATGAAGCAGAAAATATAGATGATAGGAAGATAAAGGAGGATATTATACCTATGGGTTCTGCAGTAAATGCTACTAGAGTATTAATTGGAACCCCTGTTACAGGAGGAAGATTCTCCAGGTATTTCTATGAAGGAGTTTTAAATGGAAAGAATGTGTTTATTGTAGATTATATAAGAGCGACGAAACAAAATCCAGCATACAAAGCATATATTGATAACCTGCTACAAAGAGTAAGCCCAGATTCAGATGAGTTTAGGACACAATACTTACTGGAATGGGTGATAGAAAGGAGTAAGTTTATTAACCCATCTATGCTAAAAGAAATAGAAAAGGACTACGAAACTATAACAGTCAAGAAAGTCCTTAAACAACAAGGTGACACAAATGCAAATATTAATGGAAAAGGCAAATAGAATAAAAACCAATATAACCAACCTTACTAGGAAAGCAGTATTAAATGAGGATATTCTCTTCCCCCCTTTCTGTAAATACAAAGGAGAAAAGAAATACACAATCATTGAAACTAATACAAAAACTCATACAAGAAGAGTGATAGAAGTGTATGATTGCAGATATAACAAGGAGGATTGCATTTATAAGAATAAGAATGAATGTGTAATGGAATATACTGAAGAATAGATAGCAGAGTAGGGTAGCCTGGAGTACCCGCTGGGCTCATAACCCGGAGACCGTTGGGTTCAAATCCCACCTCTGCTATGAGTGGGTAAGTCCTTCCTGAACGAGTTTCGCCATCGTACGATACAATGAAGATGATGGAAGGGTCCGCTCTTTAGTTAGGTGATAAAATGAAAAGAAGTTGAAACCGATTAGAGATACTAGGCTTTATTTGGAGAATGGAGAGGTGGCCTCGCTTGCTGACGTAATGATGTGGTTCCTGACCATCTATCCTGAAGACATATTCATTAGCATAAATGATAATACAATAATGAGATGGCACGTAAAGAGGATTCTAAACGAATTAGGATACGAAACAAGAGATTAGTATATTCCGATATACTAAAATCCCGGAAATTAATATACTAATCTATACTAAAAGGTGATTTAAATGTTTGAAACAATAAAATATGGAATGGAGTTTGGAGTAGGATTTACAATAGGAGTAATCCTTGCCTCTGTTGTATTTGTAATTATAGCGGCAATAGTGAATGCAATATCTGGATTAAATGAGAAAAGATAAGTATGCTAAGAAAATCCTACAATAGGTTATCAGACCTTCCTATAACGATAGATGAGAAGGGAAGGAGATGTAGAAACTTTAATGTATGTCATAACTATGTTCCTCCTGGAAGAAAATACTACTGTTCAGAGGAATGTAGATTACAGGTGAATGTCCTGAATAACTTCAAACTGTTGAAGAAGTTGGTGTATAAGAGAGACAACTACACCTGCAAAATATGTGGAAGAAAATTCTCTCCTTCCCAGTTAGAATGCGACCATATAAAACCAATTGCACTAGGAGGAAAGGAATTTGATATCACAAACCTCCAAACTTTATGTAAGGATTGTCATAGAATAAAAACAAAGCAAGATATGGAGAAAATAAGGAAGATAAATTCAATCCTAAGAAGGTAATGTTATGAAGAATCCGTTTATCCTTTATCGTATAGTAGGAATTGACTGGGCAAAGAATGTAGATTCAACAGTATGCACGTTGGTGGAGGTAGATGGAAATATAAAAAGAGTTTTGGATTGGTTGGAATTACAAGGAGAAAATTACGATTATCAAATAGACATAGTGAAGGATTGGGTAGAAGATAAAGATAGGAATAATCCAGATTCTCCTATAAGTGTTATAGTATGTGATGCAACAGGAGTAGGAGACCCATTAGTAGATATGTTAAGGAGAAAAACAACTATACCAGTAGAAGGATTTATATGGTCAGCCCAGTCACATTCAGATGCTTTCAAACTTCTTTTAAATGAAATTATGAATAAAAGAATAGAAATACCTGCTGGACCTGAGACAAGAAAGACAAAGGAGTATAGAAAATTCACAGAACAAATTCTCAATCTAGATAAGGAGTATAAGGGAAATTTGATTAGATGCCACCACCCAGAGGAGCCAGGCGCCCATGATGACTATATCTCCTCACTTGCACTTGCTGTATATCAAGCAGGACTGCCATATCTTGATTCATTAGGAAATGAAGTAAATCTTACAGGTTCAGTGGCAAAGAAATATTATAAATAACCAATAATTATTTAATTAAGTTTGATAGAAAGATTTAAATATCTTTCGATACAATATACTATCGTAAGAAAATATTTGGGGCAGGTGAAATGCAACGTATCATTCTATCACCAAACGTTAAATCTCAATTTTGCAAGACCTTCCCATCTATCTTACTTCCCCATCTTAATACGATAGATGAGTCTATCTGCCCCATCTCACTCTTTTTCACAAAACTAACATTAATCCCCTACTGTAAACTCCATCTAAGGTGATACTATACCCTCCCCCAAATCAATAATTGAAAGATTTGAAAAAGTGAATAATGAATTGAATGAGTATGAGAAAAGATTGAAGAATGTAGAAAGCAAAGAAGAAATAGATACTATTTATCCTAAAATTCTGGAACTTAGGAGAAAGAAAATGGAACTTTCTTGTTTGAGAATAAAAATGCTTACAAAGTGATACTATGAAATCATACTTTATATTAAAAGTAGAAGACCCTGAAAATCTACAATTCATTTACTCTGCACTGGATAAAACATTCAAGCCAGGAGAAGCAAATACAGTAATAGTGGATACAGAAAACAAACAAATAATAATCATTCCTGGAAGATTTGGAGAAGATATAGTTATAAAGAGATTGGATGAATTAGGGTATCCGTATCAAAAAATAAATTCAAAAGCAATAGCAGTAAGTAATGATGGAAATATAGAATTAAGTTCATTGAGAGGAAAGCATATTGAAACTGCAAGTAGAAAGTATGTTCTAGATTTATCTTCTTGGATTACACAGAAACTATGGGAGAATTCAGTAGCAAAATATCCAACACTTGAAATAGAATCAGAAGAAAAACCATTATCCAAATTAGTAAAACAGAGAAGATTTATCAAGGCATCTGATACTAGAAATTACAAAAAAACAATATCAGGAAGTGTGGATTAGTATGGATGGAGATAAAAATCCTCTCTGGTGGGATTTCAAAGAAGCCCCTAATGAAAATGAAAGTGCATATACAGGAGGAGAATTCAAAGGAGTAACTTGGGGAAAAAAGAATCCAAAAGATATGAATTTAGATGAATTAATGAATGAAATGATGACTATAAGAAGTTACTATATGACTTTAGTGGGAGTAAATAAATGGTCTGGAAGATTAGCCTCTCCAACTACATGGGAGTATATCTGGGAGAATAGAGATAAAATAATGAATAAGAATGATATACAAAGGTTAATCGATTTACAGAATGAGTATAATAAAAAGACAATGCAACTTTATAGTTATATACAATCTAATGCTGTAGAAAAGGTGAAAAAAATGATGGAGAAATCTCAAAAAGATAGTAGACCTCCGAAATCAGGATGGGATAGATGTATAAGAGCAGTTAGTGATTGGGCAGATGACCCGAATGCGACATGTGGTGCAATATATTTCAATCCAGATTCATTTAAACCAGGAACAAATGTAGGTAGAGAATTGAAGAAGAAATTCTGGGGAACTGCAACTGCTACCGCTTCTGAAAATGAAAACTTAGATTTAACTGATGAAGAAATAGAAGCAATAACCTCCTTCAACATAAATAATTCACTATCAGAAGAAAAATCAATGAAAAAGAAGAAAATAAAAGGAGAAGTAATGCCTAATCCTAAGCTTCCTCCAAAACCAGCAAGAAGTTTAGATTATCCAAAAGTAAGAGAGAAAGTAGATGACAATACTCCAAGTGAAGACCTTCTTGGGAATACTCCTGGAAAGAAATATATCCAAAGTGCAGGAAAGAAACTAATGAAAGGAAGTTATGAATTAGAGACATCAGATGTAGAAGCACCAACCAGATACAAAGAAAAAGAAGCGCCATACAATCCTGCAAAGACAGAATTGGTCCCGGCAAGAAAATCAATGAGAATTGAAAAATCAGCAAAGGGATACAAAATAAGATTTGAAGCAGAAGACAATTATAGGGAAATAGAAGACCCAGCAAATCCAGCAAGAACAATTCTCATTCCTGCTTCAAAGAAAAGAGAGAAATCCCAAATACAAGACATTCCTCCACAAAAAGTTAGTCCAGCAATAGATGTTCCTAAACCATCAGAAGATATGCCACCAATAGAAAGACCAAAGGCATCGAAAAGCAAAGAACCAAAAGCAGGAGCACCAGATGTCCCAACATACAAAGCATCTAAGAAAATGGAGAAATCAGCCAATTATATAATAGGAAATCTAACTACAAAAGAAGTAGAAAAGGTTCTTGGAATACTTAGTGATGAAGGTGTAGATGACTATTCAATTAAAGGAAATTCTATAGAGATAAATGAAAATCTTAGTAGCAAAGCAGTTGATAGAATTAGAAAAGAAGTAGGAGATGTGGTTGAAAGAATAAAAGAAACATCTTCACTTTATGGAGACGAGCCAAAGAAACTTTCTACAAATATACCAAGAGATATTTCAGAAAAGATTGAATACGCTGCATACTGTGATAAATGTAAGAAAGAATTTTCAGTAACAGAGTTAAAGTATGGTAGATGTCCATCATGTAATGCAATGGCAGTATTGAGAGAAAAGGCAGTATCCGGTCCTGAATTGTTAGATAAGAAGGATATTGATAAAGTAGGAAAATCCGGAACAGGTGGGCTAGGTGCAAAAGTTGGAGATGAGGAAATTGATGTAAGAGGTAAGGTAAAGAATTCCGAACCTCCAGAGAACTATCCTTCAAATCAATTCCTTGGAAAACCGAGAACTGAAACAAGTGATAAGGAAATAGTCTCAGTATCTCCAGTATCAGATGAGGAGTTAAAGAAAAAACTTACATACAAGGATGACAGGACATACAAAGAAGTATCTACAATGGTCAAATATCTTCAAAAAACAAGAATAAAATACAATCCTATTGAAGTAGCACAATTCCTCCACAAGCAAAAATACACCTCCTCTATAGTAAAAATGATGGCAGAAGCAGTTGAGGATGGGATAATAACACCAGAGGAATTACAGGAAAAACTTGAAGAATCAGGCTTCATTCCTGGATTCAAAGGAGAAACAATAGTAAAAGCAGATGAAGATATCCTATCCAAGTTCTCTCCACAGGAAATAAAAGAAATGGAAAAGAAAGGAGAGAAACTTATATCCTCTATAGATGAAAAATCTCAAAAACATTCTCCAGAAGAGATAAAGAAGGTATTGAAATTCGGAGACAAACTAAAAGGAAAACCAGGAATTACAAATCCATATGCTTTAGCATGGTATCTTTACAGTAAAAATTACGATATAGGAACAGAGTAACAAAGTATAGGGTGATTCTAATGTCAGATAAACCAAAAGTATATGTAAAACTCCCATTAAAGACAGATGCAATAAGAGGAGTATATGAAATATGTGAAGACCTACCTAAGAAAGAAAAAGCATCATTCGAATGCACTGATGATGAAATAGATTATATATCTTACTCACTCAATAGAGGTATTCCCCCAGATGCAATAGCAGAACATCTTTCAAAAAGCGGAAGCGACTATGATAAAGTTATGAAATGCATAGAAAAGGTAAGAAAAGGAGAGTATGCAACAAAAAGAATAAAAGAGAAAGCAGAAGAAATGTATGGAAAGTATAAAGTATTCGTAGGAACAGATGGAATGACAAAGATTGTAGTTCCTAATGGAAGAATATTCACTTTAGGAAAGAATGTAGGAGAAAAGGAAATAAATGATTTCATTTGGCATTTTGAGAATGTGCCAGTATATGATACAGCCGATAAAGAACTTACTCCAAAAGACTTTACAACTTATCAGAACAAAGTAGGAACTCCGATAGCACCAGATTACTATTCGAAAGATAAGGACAAGGAACAAAAGGTTAGATTGGGATTCAGAGGAGAACCAGAATCATCAGAAGTCAATCCAGAAAAACTTGAAAAAAGCGTAATATTGGATGAAAAAGGAGCAGAAGAAACATTACAACATTTCTGGGATTTCGGTCCAGACAATCTCAAATCCAAACTTCTATCAGTATTGAATAAAAGTGATATGTTTTTAGATTACAGTTGGAGAGAACTTCCTTCTAGAATGAGAGATGATTTGATAAGATACATAGTAAGACATGGTTTCAGTGAGTTAGGAACAAAAGCACAAACAAAGGCTGGCGTAGATATTCCTTCTGGTTATAGGTTGATAACTGTATATGGGTTGGAGAATATATCAAAATTAGAAGGAAATGAGGATATGTTGAATCATCCAGCAGTAAAAGACTACGACCAACAAGGGGATAGAGCGTTTATAGTTGTAAAAGACAATTATGTATCTAGTTTTACAAGATTTTTGGAAAGTATAGGGATTCCGAAGCATCAAATGACCTTATCGTATTAATGGGAAGTAGGGTTGATTTACTATGGTAGATATGCCGAAAACAGGTAGAAAGGTAGAGAAAGCAATAAGAGGGAGAACTGATTCTAAAAAATCTCTTGAAACAGCAGCAGATTTGTCTGGAACATTAGGACCAGTAAGCAATGCAACATTAGGAGAAATAGGAGGAACTCAATTTACAGCATCAACAGCGGGTCTAGTAAGTCCTTGGACAGCCTTATTTAGCAGGGAAATATTCAAGCCAGTTGAAAATTACCGTCTAAATGCTGCAATGTATCTCACTATTCCCTATCTTCATGCTGCAATAAATTTAAGAGCAAGGTTTTCAGTTGGAGTAGGTTATAGGATTACAGCAGAAAAAGGACTGGAAGATAGTGCAGAAGTAAAGTATGTTCAGGATTTGTTTAAGAGATTAAGAATAGATAGGCTGTTATACAAAATAGCAATACATAGGGATATTTATGGCAATGCTTATCTATACAAACTTAGAAGTGAGGACGGGCATGTAATAAGATTGATACCTGTTCAGCCGGAAAGAGTTCATATCCGTTTAAGCAAGGAAACAAGCGAATTACTAGGTTATATCTTTCAGCCACCTCAATTAGTTATAGGTCAGATACCTCATCCAATTACTCTTCACAAATCAGAGATGATACATTTCAAGGCAAATGATATAACAGAATTCCCTTACGGAATTTCTCTTATACAACCAGTATTGAATGTATTGAAAGCAAGGTCAGATGTAAATCTAATCCTTCCTATTCTATTCAGACACTACTCCAAACCATGGCTGCATTACAAATATAAAACAAATGAGAGGGATACTCCGCAAATAATACAAAGAGAAATAAACAATATGATAGATACTTTATCCAATGCAGACCCGGATTCAGACCTTATTACAACTGACAAATGGGATACTACAGTAATATCTCCACCGTCGATAGGAGCAAATCCAGAAGAAATAATAAAGGATTTGGATAGACAAATTTTAGGAGTTCTAGGAGTTCCTGAATCTTATTTCAAAGCAACAGGTTCTACTGATAGGATGATAAGCGAACAGGATAAAGGATTTATAACAATGATGCAAACTGTTCAAGAAGAAATATCAGAAGTATTGATGAATGAGTTAATTATACCAGAACTTCAACTAACTTTTGGAAAGAATCTCAAAGTAATACCACAGATACAATGGAATGAAATTACTTCTAAATCATTATCAGAAGTTAGAAAAGACGTAGTAGAGATGTATAATTCCGGTCTAATAACACTTAATGAAGCAAGGAAATTAATGAACCTACCGCCTTTAACTGATGAGGAAATGAGAGAACTTAAACGAGAACATGTTTCAGTAGGAACACCAGAAACACTCAACCAAATCATATCAAAAGCCCCAAAAGAAGAAGCACCTAAATTACCAGAACATTTAATAGAACCAGAAACTTCTCCTACTTCACCATCAGAAAATAAGTCAGAAGAGAAACTAAAATCATGGAAAGAATTGAAGATGATGAAGGATAAGGCACTAGGAAAATCCGTAAAAATCCTTGAAGATGAGGATGTAAGGATAGTATTTGAAGAGAAAGGTGAAGAATAATGGTGGATGTTGTTAATGATTTGAATAATGAAATAAAAATACAATTCCCAACCAAACATGCTCCAAATATCTACAATATGTTGGAACATGATTCCCAACTCAGTGCAAAGAGAGTAAGAATAGTAGGCGGAGGAGTATCAATAAATCCGGGAGACATTCAAATCGGTGCAGTTGAAATAAAGGATATGAATTCTGATTTAAGAGCAAATGTCTCACAAATCCCAATTGATAAGGGAGGAATGACAAATGCTCTTAATGTAAATGTAGTAGGAGTTAATCCATTAGCAAAACAGAAAAATTCCCTCAACTTCACACAAAAACAACTAGCAGTCCCAGCAGGAGTGGAATATACTCTTCTTACATTAACAGTCCCCCCAAAGAAAATGCTTTATCTAAAATCATACATGGTAACAGGAATCAATGGGGAAGATGCTTTATTTACTTTAAAGGTGAATGATGTAGAGGAAAATTTAGTAAGAACATCAGTAGCAATACCATCTGTTCAGGTAAAGATATGGGATAATGATGGATGCGAACTCCCAGTTGCACCTAACGAAACAGTTAAAGTTACAGTCCTCCATGATAGATTAAGGCCTTCAGCATTTTCTGCAACAATAGTAGGATATTTTGTAGATTTGGAATAAGTTTATAAAGGTAGATAGAAGAAGGGATAGATATGGCAGATGAAATAGAACCAATTGAAATTAGAATTAAGAGACAAGTATTAAGAAAGATGGAATTAGAAGCCCAGATAATGAGATATGAACTTCATTTATCTGAATTGGAATCTAGTATGAAGAAGACAAAAGAAGCAATGCAGAAACAGCAGGAAGAAATAAAGGAGATAGAGAAAACAATTGAATCTCTTAAATCACAGGTGAAGTAATACTAATAACAAATATATGAGGTGAATATATGGCAGACCCAAAGACAGCACAGCCGATTAGAATATATGATGAGATATCTGATGTAAATGTAAGTATTCTGAATGGTTCTCTATACAAAGCATTAGGTATCTATCTAACAGATGGAAACAACTTCGTAGAGGTTGGAAGTGGAACAAAGAAAACTCTCTTATCATCTATACATGATGGAGACAATCTTCTTTCAGTTGCACTTAACAATAATACAGCACCAACTTCAGGTTTGATAGTATTTGGTGTGGACCCGACAGGTAAAGCACAATATCTTTCAACCGATACTTCAGGAGTATTGAATGTAAATATAAAGAGTTCAGCAGAACCTAACCCAGTTCATGATTTCAAGAAGGCAACAGGAATTCTCGCAGGAAACTCTGATTCCCATACCTATACATCAACAGGAGACTTTAAACTTGCAAGAATAATGTGCTCAGCAAGAGGTGAAGCAAAGTGGGAAGTCAAAGTCGGACCAACTGGCTCTGAAGTAACAAAAGCAGTCAAATTTACATCACCTTCAAAACAGGAATGTGAATTTTCATTCGATGTAGAAATTCCTGTGAACAATGGAGATAATGTAATAGTAACTGCAACAAATCTCGAAAGAGTTCAGGCACAGGATATGTATTCAACGATAATTGGATACTACCAGTAATTTAATTTTTTTCTTTTTTCTTTTCATTTTTCTCAAAGGGATAGATTATGATACCAACTGCTAATGTAACAATATTTGATGATGAAGGAAATAATCCAGTTACAGTAGTAGATAATGGAGATGGCACCTATTCCCTAAAAGTCCAAGCAACAGTAGCAGGAGGAACAGACATCTCACATACTTATGGATGGGATGGCTCAAATTGGAAGGAAATAGGAGCAATACTTCAATCAGGAACAAAATACAATCTTCAAACAGCAATCTTCGGAACTGATGGAACAAATCAATATCAAATTTCAGTAGATTCACAAGGAAGAATTATAATCTCTCCTCCAGCACCACCAGCAGGAAAAACGTCTTTAAGAGAATATGTCTCTCAATCCTTTGGAGCGGCAGGAACTTATAATTTTGATTATATAATTCCAAATGGCCAAACTTGGCATATTGATTATTTTGGTGGTGGAACAGAAGGTTCTGCTCAATTAGTTTTAATATGGGACCCTGATGGAGAGAATAGAGAAATACATAGGATTTACTCAGAAGCAAATAACTGGGAATCAACAGTATCAGAAGATTTAGTTGGAGATGGAGTTAAAAAGTTAAGGATACGGGTTGTAACAAAAGTTGCAAATAAATATGTGACAGTGTATTTCAATGGATATTACTGAGGTTAGAATATGGTTCAAATAGTTGGAGAATCTGGAAATACAGCAGATGTAACAGAAGATAAACGCTTAAAGACAGATACCTTACTTACAGTTCAATCTACTCTTGCTACCCAAATTTATGGATGGCATTATCCAACTTCAACTTGGCAAAAGATTAATGCAGAAGAATACCCGCCAAATTCAGGTCAATATTGGATTAGTGTATTTGGAGAAGTAGGAACAAGGACAAAGGCAGAAAATCCAATCAATATCTCAGTCAGAAAAGTTCTTGCAACTAAGAACCTGACAGTATTCTATGATGGAACTGTCCCTACTGGTAAGATTTGGTATATCCTTTCAGCAGAAGTAGCAGACGACCTTGCTGCTGAATTTGTTGTATGGGAAGGAATTCAGAGGGCAAGAGATGAGTTTAAATCTGGAGATGGCTCAACTAAAACATTCAATACTAATTATGCAATTATAGATAATCCTTCTTATGTAACAGTAAAAGTTGGAGGAGTAACCAAAACATACGGTTCTGATTACACAATCGGGATAAACGATGATGGAACAATAGGTTCAGTAATCTTTGCAATTGCTCCTCCCGCTGGAACAAATAACATAGAGATAATTTACGATGCAGTTATCAGACGTTCAGCATCCTTTGTCCAGGCAAACAGTTCATTCTCACATAAGTTTGAAGCACCATTAAAATTAACAGAAGGAAAATTCATTATAGGAAGTGTATCGAACAAAAGCGCAAATGCAGGCACGGTTGTGATGAATATATCAGGATTCTATGAAACAGCATAGGTGAAAAAATGACAAATATTTATGTTAGTTGGAATTTCTTGAAAGAGAAGGTAGCAGCAGGAAAAACCTTATACTATCATTTAAACGATTGGAATCTCCAACTTTATATTCTAGATGGTACAGATGCTTACATTCATTACACCCCACTACCAGATAAATTTAATCAAATGGTAATAGATGATGAGAATAAAACACAGTCAGAAAATGATTATAACGATTTCAACACAAATTATAAACCATCTGCAGTTGAGACAGAAGGAGTGAAGGATTAATATGACAACTTGCCCTAAATGTGGAGGAGAAATGGTATTCGTTAAAAGTGTGATTTACAAGGATTTCCCTAATCTGCCAGACAGCCCAAAGGTTGATATTTATAAATGTCCAGTGTGCAATCCGTATATACAGTGATAACATGTCAGGAATAAATGAACTATATCCACACCTCTGTTCATATAGAGGAAAGAAAATAGATACAGTAAGATTTGAAATAAAGGAGAAAAGTATAGCAAGATATAAGATGTTTGAATGCAAATTGAAGGTAGAAGATAAATGTAGCAGAAGGGATTTGTATCATGGTCAGCCAGTTTGTGTAGTGGAGGAAAAAGAGAAGTGATGTTATGGGAATAGTAGATAATATAGTAAATATATTTAAACCAACTGTATGTAAAACGGAGATTACTATGCTAGATGATTATGAAAAGCAACTTGAAGAGAAGAACAAGCAAATAAATGATTTAAACAATCAAATCCTTCTTCTTCAATCCAATCTTTCAAAGGATAAGCAGGATTTTATGAATCAAATTTCTCAACTACAAACCTTACTCCAGCAATACAAGGATGAGAAGACACAGTTAGAACAAACTATCAATGACCTTAAAACACAATACAACGACCCAATACCAGAAGATATGAAACAACTTATAAGTAAATATTATAATAAATATCCTCCAGCAACTATAACATATTCAGGAAGATACTTAAACAATCCAAATTCTAGGTATGCGTTAGATGTAAAGGAATTTGCATTGAATGGACAGAATGATGATGAATTGAAGAATTTTGTTTTATCAAAAGTATCTGTCAAATCTATAATGCAACAGAATCCAAATCTTACTTTCTGGCAGGCGTGCGATGAGGCAGTATTAAAAGTATCAAATTTAATACCAGTAAATTATCAATCCGATGGGAAAACTTACGGAGTCCCAGAATATTGGATGTTTGCGATAGAAAGATATAAACTTGGTGCTGGAGACTGCGAGGACCATGCCCACCTAAGATATGTTTGTTATAGAATTGCAGGAGTTCCCGAAGGTTTACTGAGAATAGTATGCGGAGATACAAAAGGAAATCTCGGTGGCCATTCGACAATTTACTACCTCAAATCCGATGGAAAATGGTATCATATAAACTCCACATCAAACATTTACTCCTATTCAGATTGGAAAGATAAAGATGACCCAAATGATAAAATTGGAATAGGAAGCGTATGGTTTAGTTTTAATGAGAAATATGCATGGTCACAATTTATAACAACAGATGCAGAAACATCATTCTTAAGGGAGAAGAGTTTCGGGAGAATGAAACATATTACTATTAAGCCTAGATTCAACAAGGATTAGAAGGGAGGATTAGTATGATAGTGAATTTAAGTTTTGAAAACTTCATGAGAATATTGAATGATAATAGGGGAAAACCAATATATAGGAAGAATGATGTGGAGAGTAAATTTCAATTGTATTGGACGTCGGTTCCTTTCTCTGGATTTTACTACTACTGTGAAGTTCCTTTTGATGATATATATTTAAGTTATATGAGACAATTCAATGACTGGAATCCTGAGAAGGCAATAGATTTATTTGTAAATACATATCTTTTGAATTGCATTCAAATGGATACAAAGACAAAGGAGATTAAATTGGGAGGAATGCCGCTTATCACTACTCCTCCTTACGCAAAAGAATCATCTCCAACCTCTCATATTGCACAATGGGAGATTTCAGAACTTAAACCTGTAAAGGAATTCGATATTTCAACCTTTAAATTGGTGAAGGAGAATGCAAGTAAGAAGAGAATAGAAGGAAGAAACAAAACAACAGGAAAGATAGAGATATATGCAGTTCTAAAAAGAAAAAAAGTAAAAGCATCAGATGTATCATTTGTGAAACAAGGTTCTCCAGAAACAAGGCAGGCAATATTTGATGGAACTTCTTACGTCCCAACTGACCCACTCGCTCGAATACCAGATGAGCCTTATACCTATCCGGGAGGGATTGTAGAAACTGAATCCGAAATGGAGCAGAATGAAGAGCCTAAAACCTTCAAAGAAAGAATAAAGAAACACTACTCAATAATAAAGGAAGATACAGGTCTTCTACTAATACAAGACCAAGAAGGAAATTATAAAATAATAGATAAAGAAACAGGAAAGGAGATTAATGAAGAATCAGAAAAACCTTTAACTAATGAAGATATAGAGAAGAAAGTTGAGGAAGAATTAAAGGCATATCAATCTCCTACTGAACAACAGAAACAATGGATTAGAAGAAAAGTAAAGAAAAGAAAGCCTCATGGAGTATTAGAATTTCTTGAAGGTAGTAAAGATGTCAAAAAAATCAGTAAGAAATAAATTGAAGGAAATATCTTTCGTTCTTAGGAGCGGAGAATTTGTAGAAGATAAGGAAGCAAAGACAAGAATCCTACCTGCAGGTTCATCTTGGGCAGAGGAAGAAAGTCAGGTGGATATGGGAGATTTAGATACTCATTCTTTCGCACAACCTGTAATATGGACAACTAGAAATGGAATACCTGTAGCAATTGATAGGAAAACAGGATTAGAAGTAAGTCCATATAAAACAATAAATCCAATGCCAAAAGAAACAGCACTTACTGATGAAGAAGCAAAAAGAATAGGTGGGAGACACTATCCATACAGGGAAACTAAAATAAGCAGAAGATACAGACAGAGACCTCCTTCTCATTTTGTTCCCGGAACATTCAGAACTAAAAAAATATCCCCCACAGTAAGTCATGTTTATGGGAAAATGAAGAAGAAATATGACGGAAATTGGGCACTACAAACAATCATCAAAAAGAAGAAACCTGAGAAATCTGAGGATATTGTTCAAATTGATTGGGATTCAGGCAGTGGATTGCAGAATGTAGGATACAATAATCCTTATCTAGAAGGAACACCTGGAGACTATCATTCTGTTCCGAATCTAGGCAGACCATTCCCTTACGACCCAGGACAATGGGAAACAAAGAATGGAGTTCCTTATCTAGTAAGAAAAGGAAAATGGGAAAGAGATTATCCTTATAATCCTGAAAATATATATACCTTGGACCCTATTTCAATACAAAAACGCAAGGATACCGAAGAAAAAGCGAGGCACACTTTTAAATTTAAGTTAAAGGAGAAATCTAAACAGAAATTGAGGTTCTTGCTTAAAGATTTAAATAAAGGACAAGAACAACAATTGATAGTTGAGAAAATAACACCCCAAACTCCTAGAATGGTGGCAGAAAATACAGAAGAATCTGAAAAACTAATACCATCTGAACTTCCTGGTGGATACTTAAGGACAATAAATGGACTTCCTTGGCTATATGATACTTATTCAAATCTGCCAATACATCCTCTATTCAATATAGAAGATAGTCCGAAGGATTTCAGTTATACTTCTAACAAACCTTACAATTATTCAACCCCAACGGGATATAGGTGAATAGAAATGATAGAATTAGATGAAAAAATAAAAATGAGGATACTTCTCATTGTATTAGGTTTAGTTTTATTCTTATTCTATATGCTAATTGAGTTAAAAGAACATTATTCACATTAAATCTTTTCTATGTATTCTGAGGGAGTAGTATGCCGAACAATAAGAAGTTTATTATAAGGAATTTAGAAGAGATTATTATCCTTAACGATATGCAGTGGGTTTCTGCAGTAGATTTGTATGATGAATTAAGGAATTTTAGGAAAACAAGGAATGATAGTAGAAGAGTAGGTGTCCCTGTAAGAATAACTCCAAGAGCAATCTCCAATATTATCAAAAGATATAAATTGAAAGAAATGGATGTAGTTCCTAAACTATACTTATGTGAGGCAGAAAAAATAATCAAATACCGCAAAAATAAACTAAATAAACTTATAGAAAAGGCAAAAATAACTAAATCATAAGCAATACTCTCAATCAAATAAGTTTATAAAGGTATTAAATACAATCAACTAACAGTGTAATTGGTGATTTTATTCCGTTCAAATCTAAACGTCAAATGAGAT